GTAGATGCACTTAATATTTACTTTGACGTTCTGACTAGTAATAAGCAGATTGAATCAATCATGATTAACTACGATAATGTTCGTCAGCAGGGTGAGATTCTTAAGACTTTCGGCGGTCGTGCCTCTGGTCATACTGCTTTGCGTGACATGTTTAAGCAAATTCATAAGGTTGTTTGTCGTGGTACTAACAAGTTGTCAACAGTTCAAGCTATGGACATTATGAACATCATCGGTTCATGTGTTGTCGTAGGTGGAGTGCGCCGTTCGTCGGAGATTACTCTTTTTGATATTGGTGACAAGGAAGTTATGGATGCTAAGGTGGACTTGTGGTCGGATCCGGCTAAGGCTGACTTCTACTACCGTGGTATGAGTAATAACTCAATCTACTTTACCTCGAAGCCGACCAAAGCGCAGCTTGAGGATATTTTTAAGCGTGTCCTTAATAACGGCGAGCCGGGCTTCATTAACGCAACTGCCGCAGCTAAACGACGGCCCAACTATGCGGGCACTAACCCATGTGCTGAAATCTTGCTTGCTGACAACGGTGTTTGTAACTTGTCCGAGGTTAACGTGGCCGGTTTTGTTGGTTATGACGCCAGTAAACGTCCGTACATCGACTTTAACAAGTTAGCAGATGCTATCAAGCTTGCTACCCGTGTTGGTCTCCGTATGACTAATGTTGAGCTTGAACTTGCTCACTGGGACGTGGTTCAGAAGCGTGACCGCTTGACTGGTGTTTCGTTGACTGGTTTTGTCGAGGCTATGGACGCTGTAGGTGTCGATAGTTCAGACCCGAACTCTTTTGTACCAATCACTACAGAGGACGGTTCGTACTATTCATTGTTGTTGGGTGACTTCTTGCGGACTCTCAATATTACGGCTAACGAGGAGGCGAATATTTACGCAAAAGAAATGCGTATTCCAGCCCCGTTGTTGGTCACGACCGTAAAGCCGTCGGGTACGATTTCTCAGCTCCCGACTGTATCATCAGGCGGTCATAGTTCATATGCACCATACTACATCCGCCGTGTTCGTATTTCGTCTTTTGACCCATTGGCAAAGACTATGTTGGCTGTTGGCTATCCAGTATACCCAGAAGCTACTACCATGCGTCCGGAAGAGTTTGTCAAATTGTCAAACTTCGAGCGTATGAAAGTGTTGGATAGTGCTCAGACTTGGGTAATTGAATTCCCAATTAAGACCAGTGCTAAGCGTTCTGCTAACTCAGAATCAGCCGTTGAGCAACTCAGTCGCTATTTTACTTTGCAGGAGTACTGGACTGACCATAACACTTCAATTACAATCACTTTCTCACCTGAGGAGGTTGATGAGATTATTGAAATGATTCTGGAGAATTGGGACCATTATATCGGCGTATCATTCCTGCCAAAGAACACCACTGCTTACCCTCTTCTTCCTTACGAAGAGATTAATGCAGAAGAGTTTGCAAAGCGACGTAACCAAGTCGAGCATATCACTTGGGAAAACATCGTAGCTGAGTTGGTTCAGCGTGAGTCTAAGCAGACTGAAGAAGACGAGTTTGACCCAGATTGTGTCGGTGGCGCATGCCCTGTGCGCTGACACAAAAATAGGGTATATTAGTAGAGAGGTAGTTTTACAGGAGTTTCATCCACCTAAAAGTGGGTTTACTTCTCTAAAACTACCTCGATTTTTTATTTTAGGGGTACTTATGGCTAAGAAATCAAGGTTTCAAGAAATATTAGAGGAATATAGCCTTAAATACGACTTAGAGACGTTAAATTCTCCTAACGACCGAGCTAATTTGGAAATGTTGATTAACAACCAAGTGCTTGTGGAACGTCTTCAGGGGGAGTTGCTTCAGTTAACAGAAGAATCCGCAGTTGACAATATCGATGACATAAAAAACATCAGTAACGCTATGCGTGATATTATTGAAAGAAACTTGCAGATTGAGCGTGCTCTCGCTTTAGACCGCAAGACACGTAAGTCAGAAAACAGTGACAGTATAGCATCGTACATTACTAATCTTAAAGTTGTAGCTCAAAACTTTCTCGAAAAAAGGTTAATTAAAGTCTACTGCCCGGACTGTAAAGTTCTTGTGGCTAGATTTGCCCCAGTTATGGACCACACGGCGTTTCATTTCGAGACTCAGTGTAGTCAGTGCGGACAGCGTGTTATAATGGGGCGTAAAGCCGAGGCTGAGGGCGTATTCTTCGACATCAAAGACTACCGCTGGAGAAAGCAATATCTCTATGAGGTAGTGCAGCCGGATATGGCTAAAGATACTCCAGAGTTAGACAGCGAAGAGGAGTTATTTATTATAGAGGACGAAGATGGCACTACAGAAAAAGATTGAAGAAGCTGAGATAGCCCTACTCGAAGTTATTGAGGATCCAATATGGTTCAGTGAGTTTCTACGCTCGACCAATCAGGGTGACATGAACAAAAACAACTGGCCGTCGGACGAGTTTAAGCACAGACCGTACCAGAAAGAAATCCTGACCGACCAAAATAAACATATTGTAATTACTGGTGGACGTTCAATCGGTAAATGTCAGCCGCTAAGCTCTAGAGTGTTTACAACCGAGGGCTACAAAACTGTAGGACAGCTAGTCAGACTAAAAGGTAGAGCGTTTATGGCTTATGCCTACGGTACTGATGGTAAATTTAGACCCAGAAGAGCTGTAGTTACTAAAGATAAGTGGAAAAAGCTAGTAAAACTCTACATGCCTAACAACATTGAGCTCGAGTGTACTGAAAACCACCCTATCCTAACCACAGAGGGATTTAAACTAGCCGGTGATATAAAAATAGGCGAGTTAGTTGCCGTTACAAATATTCTCCCGTCAGTGCACTGTGTGAATGATAGCTTTTCTTGGTTTGAACTTAGACTTTTAGGTTACTCAGCACTAAATCGCTTAAAGCTTGTAGGTTATGTGGGTATTAAACCTAAGTTTAACCAAATTGCAGAAGAGCTAGAACTTATCGCAAAAGAAACCTACTGTAACTTACGTGTAGAAGACGGTGCATACTTCCTAGATAGAATAAAGACTGGTCAGAACAGACACTACCTAAGAAACTTGTGGCACGAAATTGGTATGTATGCTGTAGATAAGCGAAGAATTACCAAACTTACTTTCCTGAAAAAGGAGAAGTTAGACAACATTAAAGTATTTCTCGAAGCGGTGTTTGCTCAGTATGCTACCCTCTCCAGAGACAAGATTACTTTAGAAGTGTTCAACAAAGAGTACGTTAAAGACTTTCAGGAGTTGTTGATGTACTTTGGAGTTAACACAGTCATAACTAAGACAGAACGGCGATTCAAGGACACAGTTAGCTTCCCCATCGACGACCGCATCTACATCCTAGAAACTATCGATAAGGAAAACGCTCACAGATTCTGGTCTAGTTTTAAGTTACCCGGTGTTAAAACTAATTTCCAACCAACCACTTTGGAAGAAGTGGAACCCTTGCGATGGGAGCCAGTATTACGTAAAACTAAAAAGGACTATGAGACGGTTACCTACGCTGTGTCGGTTTACACAGATGAGACCTACATCTCAGAACACGTAGTTGTTCATAATTCTGTAATTATCGAAGACTTATTAACATACCAAATTGTAAACAACGACGTAGAATTCCCAAAGACATCTGAGCAAGTTCTTGTTACACCAAATACCAGTCAAATGACTCCGCTGTTAGATAGGTTAATTCTTAAGTTTACAACCTCACCCCTACTTAGTGAGTTTCTAGGCAATAATGTAAATAGGTCTAAAGGAACTCTTGACTTTAAGTTTGGCGGTAGAAATCATAGATTTTACGCCCGTATTGCAGGCTCTAAAGAATCGAATAACTTGGTAGGTTTACACATTCCTAAAATTGCTGGTGATGAAATGCAATTGTTCCCAATGACCGCATTTAATCAGTTACAACCAACGTTAAACACATGGGAGCCTAAAGTTCAGGAAGTATATTGCGGAGTTCCTAATGGGTTAAGAAATTCGGCTCTGTACGACCTAGATATTCGTAGACCTAAGTACAAAAAATACAGAATACCATCACCCAATAATCCTTACTTTACACTAGATGATTGGAACGATGCCCTGCGAAAGTACGGTGGTATTGAGGAGGACATTTTCCAGCAACTAGTTTTAGGTAGACACGGATCTGCTAGTTTTCAAGTTATTCCAAGAGATTCAATCGTTACTGAGGCTTTCGACTTCTATGCGTATAGATTTTCAAATAACGACAAACTTAAGGGTAAGAAATTTGAAGACGTACTTAAACTACACCAGTTAAAGGGTCAGGATGCGATACTCTTTGCTATAGACACTGGGTTTTCAGACCCGACTATCATCCAAGTAATAGGGATGAAAGATAATAAATACAGAACTTTTGTACGGTATAGACTAACTAAAATAGACTATCCAGAACAAGAGAGAATTATTCACTATCTATCAAAGCATTACAATCCAAGTAGAATAGCAATCGACGTAGGTGCTGGTGGTGGTGGTGCAGGTATGTACCAATCACTGTCTTCACGAGAAGAATATGCTTCAGGAAAATATAATGAACGAATTATTACTGTTCTCTTTAATGAGCGTGTACCAGTCGGCAGAACCGACGATGATACAGAACTTACTGAGGTTTTTCGTTCTTGGGGCTCGAAAGAGCTTGCAAGGATGGTCACAGAGGGTGACATGATTTTCTCAGAAATTGACGTTGAGGGTATTTCTCAGCTAGAG